ATCGGGCTTGTCGCGCTCGCGCTCGTCGTCGGCGTGCTGATCGGGTCGCTCTCGACGCAGCGGCGCTACCGGCAGGCGCTGCGACGTCTGCCGCAGATGATCGAGGTCGTCGGCAAGATGGACAAGTGACCGTGCTGCGCGGTAAAACGCTGCTACGTCTGCTCGCGTTACGCAGCGAGCACGCGTACACCGACAGACTCGATCGTGCGATGCCCGACGAACCCGAAGCCGTCAGCGAAGAGGATCAGCGCGAGCTGACACGTACGGCGCAGCGCGTGCAGCACGAGCGCGATCGGCTGCAGTGGCTCGCCGCGCGCAACTCGATCGAGCGCTCGCTCGACATGCTCGATCTGCCCGCGTTCGCGCACGTCGAGCACGATCTGCGCGCGATCAGGCGCATCCTCGAACGGGTTGAGAAGCGCGTCGCGGCGTGATGAGCCACGACGTCAAGCCCGGCGTGAGCATCGAGCTGCGTATGCAGATGGTGCTGATCGCGTACGGCGCGATCGTGGGCGCGCTGATCGTGGGGATCGTGTGGGCGCTGTCGTAGGTCCCGACACGCTGCGCGATGCACGAGTCGCTGCGCAGTGGGCGCGCGTGTGCGGGTTCAAGCTCACGCAGAGCTGGCGCTGGCACTGCGAAGCGTGGCCCGACGACGCCGTCTCGCTGTCGAGCTGGCGACGCTACTGGGCGATCGAGATCAGCACCGAGCGCGTCGTCGAGCTGAGCGCGTACTGAGCGCGTGGGAAGCTCCCTCCCGCAGCTCAGAGCGAGCTGATGTCAGCGTGCAGGGTGCGTGCTCGAATGACGGGAGGGGCGCTCCCGTGACGTCGGGCGAGCTGTTTCGCGTCTGTACGAGCAGGCTCTGCGCGGGCTTCGTCGTCGAGCACGGGCGCGTCGTCGCTTGTGCCCCGATCTTGCGCAAGCGGCTCGCGTACTGGCGCACGATCGCGCAGCGCGTCGACTGAAACACGGAGGGCCGGTTCCCCGGCCCTCGTGCTCCATCCCCCCCTGAGCGGGCGAGACTACTCGTCGAGCTGCGCGCGTGCCAGTCGACGACGTGCGGCACGGATGCGATCGCGCAGGCGGTCCATCAGCGCGTGCTCGTCGCTGTAGTCGCCGTCGATGCCCTCAAGCGTCTCGGTCAGCGCGGCATACAGCGCGCGCAGCTCGTCGTCGCTGAGACTGAGTGTCGTCTTCGGCGTCGTGCTCACGCCGCTCGCCTCGTCTTGCGCGGTGCGTGCTGCACGTGCGGGCGGTCGTAGCACTGATGACGCCCCGTCTCGTCGATCACGAAGTGACGACGCAGACGATCGCTACGCGTCAGCGCGATCGAGCGACCGCACGTCGGGCAGCGCCGGAAGCGCTCGTTGCGGAAGTGCGTCTCGCTCATGTCGTCACGCGATTCGGCTCGACGCTCAACGGCTCGACGGCGGGCAGCAGCGCGTGCAGACGGCGACGCATGTCGCGCATCTCATCGTGGCTCAGCCCGTCCTCTGCGTCGGACGTGCCGAACATGATGCGCCCGCCCGTCAGAGCCATCGAGTCGATCAGCCCGACGAGCGCCTGCACTTGACGATCGGTCAGCGTCGTCTCGCTCATGGCTTGTCCTGTCGCGTCGCGCCGCCCTGATGCTGCACGGTGTAGACGGCGACGGGCTTGCCGCTCAGCTCGATCTCGTCGTCCGTGTTCAGCTCGACGAGCAGCTCGTTCGGGCGCTCGCTGACGCGCGTCCAGTCTGCGATGTGCTCGTCGACCAGCTCGATGATCGTGCGCAGAGCTGGCGTGTCGATCGTGATCGCTTCGGTCGTTCCGTAGGTCATGTCGTGATCCCTTCGCGTTGTAGGAGTCGACGCACCGTCTCGACGCCGAGACCCGACGCTGCAGCAAGATCGCGCAGCGTCAGACCGTGAGCGTGAGCAGCGACGAGCGCGTCGTCGCGTGTATCGCGTGCGTCTTCGAGCTTGTGCGACGCGCGCTCGATCGTCTTGAGCGCGTGACGCTTGGTCGTCTCGGGACGTTGCACGTCAGATCACGTCCTCGGGCCGAAGCTCGTACACGGCTTCGCGCGGGTCGACGTAGCGCGTGCCGATCTTCAGCCAGGGGCGATCGCAGAACTGGCAGCGATACGCCTCGCCGTAGCCGGGTGCGCCGACGCGCCCCTCGTAGACGAGGGTGCAGTCGTCGACGACCGGGTGCTCGCGTGCGTCTCTGAGATGGCGCTCGCTCATGTCCGTGCCTCGCGCTTGCGCAGCGTCTCAAGCAGCCCGCTGCCGGGCGTGTTGCGCATCTGACGCAGCACGTGGAAGTATTCGCGCCCGTCTCGGGTGCGGTAGCCGACGTCGCTCGCGCCCGTCTGCTCGTCGATGTGACGAAACAGACCCCACGGGTTCGGGTCTTCGTTGAGCAGCGACGCGACGTGCTCTGCGTCAGCGAGCGTCCACTGACGCGGGTGATCGCCCGCGTCACGCTCGGCGATGTCGGCGCAGTAGTCCTGCACTGCGCGCGTGATCTCGATGCGGTTCATGTTCAGTTGCCTCCGTTCGTGTTGTCGCGACGCGCGAGCGACAGTGCCTCGCGCATCGCGTGCAGGTACTCGTACGTCTCGCGCTTCGTGCCCGATCGGATCGAGCGCACGGTGACGCGCCCGCCGTCGCGCGTCTCTTCGATGTGGTGACGCCCGTTCGACGAGCTGACGTCGATGTCGACGCCCTCGGGGAGCATCTGCGTCACCTGAGCGCGCAAGATCGCGACGTCGGCGCGTGTGATGCGATCAGTCATCGGACGAACGCCAGACGCGACTTGAGCTGATCCGGTCCCCAGTAGCAGACGTCGCTGCTGGGGTACGTGCGCCCCGGCTTCACGGGGTCGCCGTTCGAGCACTCGATGCGGTGATCGAGGCAGTAGTCGAACCCGTGCGCCGCGATGTACGCGAGCACGTCGTCGGTCTGCTCTTCGCTGTAGCCGAGTTCGTACAGCACGCCGCGCGCTGAGAGCATGTCGTACGCGGGCATGTGCAGATCGCACTGCACGATCATCTGCGTGATCGCTTCTTTGATCTGAGATTCGTTCATGGGAGACTTCGCCTTTCGTGTTGTGGGTTAGACGTGCGTGTTCAGACGAGCCGCTTCAGCGACCGCTTGTGCGCGAGAGCCGTGGCGCGTCTTCTTGTCGGTCTGGGTGTCGAGCACGTAGTACGTCGCGAGCCGACCGAGACTCACGACGTAGCGCTCGCGTGTGGCGAGTCGACTGGCGATCTCAGCGCGTCCCTCGCGCAGCGTGTCGACCCACACGATCGTCGAGCTGCCGCCGCCCGAGGGCTGAGCCTCTTCGCGCAGACGCCCGCGAGGGTCGTGTACGACTTGCCACTCGCGCTGCGTTGCGCAGCCCGTGCCGATGCCGGGAGCGTGCGTCAGATCGCCGCCGTCCGCTTCGAGCTTCGTCACGACGTCGCCGGGATCGTCACCGATGACGGCGTACGTGCCGTCCTCGGTCGCGTACCAGCCCGCTGCGATCTTCTTGAGCTTCACGAGCCGACCGCGATTCCGCGCTCGTCGAGCTGCTCCAAGATGGCGTCGGTCAGTGCGTCGTCGTAGTCGGGACCGACGATCGACTCGTCGACGCTGCCGTGACGTGCGACGCTCTCAACGTCGGCGGGCGTGCAGGTCGCGTACCGAGCGACGAGCTGAGCAGCGATGATCTCGGCGATCTCGGGCGTCATCGACGGCACTTCCCGTACGAGAGCAGCTCAGCCGTCTCGTCTTCGTTGCGAGCAGCGTCACGTGCGAGCTGCTCTGACTTCGTGAGGCCGAGCTTGCGGAACTTCTCGGCGTCTTGGTACGCCCGCTCAGCTCGTGCGCGATGCACTGCAGCGGCGGTCGGGTCGGGGGTGAAGCTCTTGGTCATGCCTGCCTCTCGATCGTGTAGATGGGACGCTCGCTGCGCGTGTGGAACTTGCGCACGCTCAAGCGAGCTGAGCTGATCGGCCCGTCGACGCGCTCTTCGAGCCACGTCGTGAACGCATCCTTGGCGTCTCCGATCTCGGGCGCTGCGATCAGGACGCTGTACGTGTTCGCGTAGCGACACGTGTAGAGATCGACTTCGCTGAGCGTCATCGACTTGCTCGGCGTGAGCAGCTCTTCGGCTCGTGCGAGGTACTCGATGCGCACCATCTCGATCGTCTCGGCGTCTTCGCCGGGGATGCGGCTGGCGTCGACGTCGCGGTCGATCATCAGGCGTGCGATGCCTTCCGCGCTGACGTGCCCGCGCTCGATCAAGTGCGTGATGCGCTCGTCGATCTGCGCTTCGTACGTGTCGTGCATGGGAGACTTCCTTTCGTTCGTCTTCGCGTCTCGGGATGAGACGCCGAAGGCGTCAGCGTACCCGACCGCGTCTCACTCTGAGACAAGCTGAGCGGGTTTGAGCCCTGGTGCGCGATTGCCGAGCAGCGATCCCAGCTCGGGCCGTCGAGGGGTCAGATGAGCCGCTGACTGGACACGAGCCTCACGCCCGCCTACCATCAGCGGCGGCAGACGTCGAGGCGACTGCGCTCAGCCCGAGTCGGTGCGGCCACATATCACGCCGCCACGCAAGCGCTGTATCCGACGTGCGCGCGAAAACGGGAGTGGGCGCGGCGCAGAAGGGACAGGCAGATGGCTCTAACCGCCGCGCAGCGACGCAAGCTGCCGCCGAGCGCGTTCGTCTACCCGAGCACGCGCAAGTACCCGGTGCCGACGAAAGCTCAGGCACGCAAGGCCGGGATCAGCGAGAAGACGCGGCTCGCCACGCATCGCGCGGCGAAGTCGTACGTGGCACGCAAGTCGACCAGCGGGACCCCCGCGAAGGTGAACGCGATCGTTCACAAGCGCGGGCCACTCAAGCCGAAGGGGAGACGCAAGTGAGCGAGACGCAGAGCGAGCCGCAGCCCGTCGAGGACGACGACGACACGACGACCGACGACGACGACACCGACGACGACACCGACGACGACCCCAACGAGTAGGGAGGCGAAGCATGGCAGCAGAAGATGTTGGACGGCAAGCCGTCTATCACGATCGGTACGGCGATCACGTCTGCTGGGTCAGCGACTACGTCGCCGGACGCGACGCAGGCGATCATCAGCTCGGCGGGTACACGAATCACGAGGCACGCGAGGCCGGGCAGGGCGATGTGTTCGCGAACTGGTCGGTCTATCGCAACACGGGCGAGCAGGGCACGTTCTCGTTCCACGACGAGCCGATCGTGCCGCCCGACACGGGCGAGACGCCCGGCGAGCCGGGCTACCCGGCGCACCCGATCTATCGGCCCGATCTCAAGCCCGAGCACCCGATCGTGATGCCCGAGCCGCCGACAGACGGCGACGCGCACCCCGAGCACCCGATCTATCTCCCGCCATCGATCTGGCCCGATCCCGGTCACCCGGCGCACCCGATCGCACCAGGCGGACCACCGCCGCACGTCGAGCATCCGATCCCGCCGATCGTGTGGCCGAACCCGCCCGAGGGCGGACAGCCGTCACCGCCGCACCCGTCGCACCCGATCGTCGAAGTGCCCGAGCACCCGATCGTCTTGCCGCCGAACTCGCTGCCGACGTTCGACCTCGACAGCGTCAGCGATCACCCCGAGCTGCCCGATCTCACGCAGGGCTTCTGGGCGTGGCTCGGCGTCGGCGGCACGCTGATGTGGGGCTTCGTCACGAACCCGACCGCGCCCGCGCAGCCGATCGTCGGCACGACGCCGAGCGAAGACGCTCAGCCCGGTGACTGGTACGTGACTGCAGTCGGCTCGCTGTTCACGTGGGCATGGGTGCCCGAGGACGCCACGACGTACCCGCCCGCGTCAGACGGCCCGCACGTCGAGCACCACTGATGACGTTCGACCGTGCAGCCCAGCTCGCGGCGTACATCGCGATCATCGTGATCGCCGTCTTCGTCGTGCTCGCCTACTTCAACGGCTGGGGCTAGTAGCGACGACGTGCTCGCGCTTCTGTTCGTGCTCGCGCTGGTCACACTGGCGTGGGCGATGAGGCGATGAGAGCGCACACGCTCTGCGCCGTGTGGGGCTGTCGTGAGTTCGCAACGCGAGAGGGGCGCTGCGAGCTGCATCGCAGACGCAGCCCGAAGGCATGGCGCAGAGTTGCACGACAGGTGATCGCACGAGCACGAGGCAGGTGCGAACGTTGTGGGAGTCGAGCGCCACTCACCGCCCACCACGTTCGCCCGCTCGTGCTCGGCGGTCACGAGATCGTCAGCGCTGACGAAGTGCTCGCGCTCTGCGCTTCGTGTCAGGGCGTCGAGCGCCCAGCGAACGAGGTCAAGCCCTCGTGACGCACGCACACGAGGGCGTCAGCAGCGAGCGCGCTGTCGCCGCCTCCCCCCTCGACGGCGCGCTCGCTCGTGTGCGACGCATCGACAGTCGCGTCGATGTCGGTGTGGGCAACACGGTGGAGGGGTGGGGTAGCACCTGTAACGGCAACCCGTGCGGGACACCCCCACCTATCTGCGAAAAAAATCTGCCAAAACGGGAGCGCGCCTCCCACGTCAGGAAGGGTCCGTGACGCAAGTGTCAGCGCTGCAGCTTCGGAGACGGGAGGGGGCTTCCCAGAGCGTCCCAGACGTGCCCGTGCAGCAGCTCGCGATCGAGCAGCTCCACGAGTCGGGCGACAACCCGAGACGCATCGCCCCAGCTCGCTTCGAGCAGCTCAAGCGATCGCTCGACGCTGACCCGCAGATGCTGCACGCGCGCCCGATCGTCGCGCTCCCGAACGGCACGATCGTCGCGGGCAACATGCGCTTCCGCGCAGCCGTCGATCTCGGCTGGCAGACGATCCCGACCGTCGTCGTCGATCTCGATCCCGAGCGTGCCCGCCTCTGGATGCTGCGCGACAATCAGAGCTATGGCGAGTGGGAGCCGTCGTCGCTGCAGTCGCTGCTCGCGCAGCTCGACGCCGACGACGTCAATCTCGACCTGACCGGCTTCGGCGCGAACGAGCTGCAGCGTCTGCTCGACACGCTCGATCGCGACGTCAGCGCGCAGCTCCCGGCGATGACGTACTCGATCCTGATCGACTGCGACAGCGAGCGCGCGCAGAGCGAACTCGCCGCGCGACTCGAAGCGGAAGGACTGACCGTGAAGCTGCTGATGGCATGAACGTCGACGTCCGTGTCTCGACGCCCGTGTCGAACTCGATGCGCGCACGCCAGCTCTCTGCGATGTTCGACGTGCCCGAGCGTGACGTCGACGAGCGCGAGTGGCACGGCGCAGTGCCGCTCGACGAGCGCGACTGGCACGTCGGTCTGATCGTCGGCCCGTCCGGGTCCGGCAAGACGACGACAGCGCGTCAGCTCTTCGGAGACGAGCGCGTGCCGCTCTGGGCGAGCTTGTCAGTGATCGACGACTTCGACGCCGATCTCTCGATGGAGCAGATCGCCGCCGCCTGCCAAGCGGTTGGCTTCAACACGATTCCCGCCTGGCTGCGCCCGCACGACGTGCTCTCGACCGGCGAGCGCTTCCGCGTCGAGCTTGCTCGTCGCATGATCGAGTCGCCCGCCGATCAGCCGCTGTACGTCGACGAGTTCACGAGCGTCGTCGATCGTCAAGTCGCGAAGATCGGCGCGCACGCCGTGCAGAAGTGGGTGCGCCGCAACGATCGTCAGTTCGTCGCCGTCTCATGCCACTACGACATCGTCGAGTGGCTGCGCCCCGACTGGGTGCTCGAACCGGCGACGATGACGTTCAGATGGGAGTCTCTTCGACCGCGACCTGAACTCGCGTACACGATCGAGCGCGTTCCTTACTCCGCGTGGCAGCTCTTCGCTCCGTTCCACTATCTGACCGCGTCGCTGCATCGAGCGGCGCGCTGCTTCGTGCTCTTCGTCGGTGACGAGCCTGCAGCGTTCGCGGGTGTGCTGCATCGACCGCACGCGCGCGTCTCGAACGTGAAGGGGCTGTCGCGTCTCGTCACGCTCCCCGACTGGCAAGGACTCGGCCTCGCGTTCGTGCTCAGCGACGCGCTCGGCGCGGCGTACAAGCACAACGGCTATCGCTTCCACACGTACCCCGCGCACCCCGCGCTGATTCACGGCTACGACCGCTCCGCGATGTACGCGATGACGCAAGCACCGCGTGGCGCGCTCGGGCGCTTCACCGGCTCGACGTCGAGTACCCCGACGTGGCGCTTCGGTCGTCGCCCCAATGCCGTCTTCGAGTACGTCGGCCCTGCTGCTGCGACCGCCGACTGGCTCGACTCAGAGATCAAGGAGATCGCCGCCTGATGGCGACATGCGTTGCGACACGCGTCGACGGACAGCCGTGCGAAGCACTGGCCGTCACGGGCGGCGACAAGTGCTCGTTCCACTTGGGCGCGAAGATCGGGCACGCGTCGAAGTTCACGCCCGCGACAGCCGATCTGATCGTGCAACTGCTCAGCGCGGGCAACTACATCACGGTCGCAGTGCGCGCGGCTGGCGTGTCGCGTCAGCAGTTCCACGAGTGGCTCGAACGCGGCACGTCCGGGCTTGACGCCGACGTCGAGTACGCCGACTTTCGTGAGCGCGTCGAGCTGGCGAAGGCGCAAGGCGAGTCGCGCAACGTCGCGCACATCGCGAGCGCTGCGCGTGAGAACTGGCAAGCCGCTGCGTGGCTGCTTGAGCGCATGTACCCCGATCGCTGGGGACGCGTGTCGGTGCGTCTGCGCGACGCGCCCGAAGACGCAGAGCCGATCGAGCGCGCCGCCGATCCCGACGATCCGTTCTCCGAAGTCGATCAGCTCGCAGAGCTGCGGCGGCGGCGCGGCGCGTAAGTGCTCGACGCGCACGCGTCGGGCGAGCTGGGCACGTTCGAGCGCTTCTGCGCCGGACTGCCGCTCGAACGCGGCGAGCCGCTCGTCGTCGAGTCGTATCAGCGCACGCTGCTGAGCGACTACTTCGACGGCGTCGTCGAGACGCTCGTGCTGCTGCCGAAGAAGAACGGCAAGACGACGCTGCTCGCGGCGCTCGCGCTGTACCACCTGATCGTCACGCCCGATGCTGAGTGCGTGCTCGGCGCAGCGTCACGCGATCAAGCGTCGATCCTGTACGAGCAGGCGGCGGGCTTCGTCTCACGCTCGTCGTATCTGCAGCAGCGTGTCGTCGCGAAACGCGGCTACCGACAGATACGCAAGCGCGGCGAGGCGGGACGGATACGCGTGCTCGCCGCTGACGTCGACACGGCGGACGGGATCATCCCGACGCTCGCGCTCGTCGACGAGCTGCACCGTCACAAGTCGGCAGGGCTGTACGGCATCTTCCGCGACGGCCTCGGACCGCGACACGGGCAGATGATCACGATCTCGACCGCTGGCGATCACGAGCGGTCGGTGCTCGGGCAGATGCGTGCGGCGGCGCGCAAGCTGCCAGGCGTCGAGCGCGACGGCAAGCACCTGTACGTGCGCACGACTGACGGCTCGTTCGCGATGCACGAGTGGGCGCTTGAGCGCGACGACGACACGCAGAATCTCGTGCTCGTCAAGCAGGCGAACCCCGCGCCGTGGTGGACGATCGAGGCGCTCGCGCTCGCGCTCAAGTCGCCGTCGATGTTGCCGTGGCAGTGGGATCGCTTCCGCTGCGGCATCTGGACCGGCGCAGAGTCGTGGTGGGTGCGACCTGAAGACTGGGAGGCGTCGCTGCGTCGCGAGCGTCTCGCGTACGGCGACACGATCACGCTCGGCTTCGACGGCTCACGCTACGGCGACGCGACCGCGCTCGTCGCGTGCAGACTCGACGACGGTCTGCTGCAGACGATCGGCGTCTGGGAAGCGCCGCGCGGCGTGCGTGAGTGGGAAGTGCCCGCTGGCGAAGTCGACGCGCGACTTGCGAGCGCGTTCGAGAACTATCGCGTCGTGCGTGCGTACTGCGACCCACCGCTCTGGCAGACCGAGATCGACACGTGGGCGCGTGAGTTCGGCAGTGAGGTCGTGATCCGCTACCCGACCAACCGCTCACGCTTCATGGGCGCGCTCGAACGCTTCCGCACCGACGTCGCGCAGGGCGTCGTGCCGCACGCAGACGACGAGCAGCTCGCAGCGCATGTGCTCGCCGCTCAGATTCGCGAAGTGCGCGGCGGCTACTGGCTCGAAAAGGCAACGGCGAACGATCACATCGACGCGGCGATCGCGGCAGTGCTCGCACACGAAGCACGCAGCGACGTCGTCTCGTCCGGTTGGCGTCCTCGATCAAGGGTTCCGGTGAGCTTCTGAGATGAGCATGACCATGACCTCGACAGCGCCGCAGACACTGCCCGAGCAGTGGCGCGACAAGCTGCTCGCCGCGCTCGCAGCGCGACAGACCAATCTGCAGCGCTTCGACTCGTACTACCAAGGCGACCACAAACTGCTGTTCGCGACCGCGAAGTTCCGCGAGACGTTCGGGATGCTGTTCGCGAGCTTCGCTGACAACTGGTGCGACCTCGTCGTCGACGCGAGCGCCGAGCGACTCAAGATCGAGGGCTTCCGCTTCGGCACCGACGAGGCCGATCAAGACGCGTGGGAGATATGGCAGCGCAACGAACTCGACGCAGAGAGCGAACTCGCGCACACCGAGGCGATCAAGCTCGGCACTGCGTACGCGCTCGTCGGTCCCGACGACGGCGGCGAGCCGACGATTCAGATCGAGCCGCCGACGAACGCGGTCGTCGCGATCGACCCGGCGCTCGGTCGTCATCGACTCGCCGGTCTGCGCGACTGGGTCGACGAGTGGGGTGTCGAGCACTGCGTGCTCTATCTGCCCGACGTGATCGCGTGGTGGGATCGCGCAGGCGTCGACAAGGGCTGGGTGCTCGACGAAGCGTCGAGCGGGCGCAACGTGCTCGGCGTCGTGCCGCTGATCCCGCTCGCGAACGGGCCGACACTGCGCGAACGACAGGGTCGATCGGACGTCGAGCGCGTGATCCCGCTGCAGGACGCGGTGAACAAGCTCTGCGCCGACATGATGATCGCGAGCGAGTACGCCGCCTTCCCGCAGCGCTGGGTGACCGGCGTCGAGATTCCCGTCTACCCGGACGGGCACCCGAACGCGGGTCAGCCGCTGCCGTCGATCGTCTCGTTCCTCGGCGGTGCCGATCGCGTGATGGCGGTCGAAGAGCCGCAGGCGCACTTCGGCAACTTCTCGGTCAGCGATCTCGGCATCTACGTGAAGGCGATCGAGCTGTTCATTCAGCACGTCGCCGCGCAGACGCGCACGCCGCCGCACTATCTGCTCGGCTCGTCGGGCAACTTCCCGAGCGGCGAGTCGCTCAAAGCGACCGAGACGGGACTCGTCGCGAAGGTGCGACGCAAGCAGATCGCGTTCGGTGAGGGCTGGGAGGAAGCGATCCGCCTGGCGTTTCAGATCATGGGCGAAACCGATCGCGCGACGTCATTCGACTGCGAGACGATCTGGGCGAACCCGGAGTCGCGCTCGACCGCCGAAGTCGTCGACGCAGCGATCAAGCTCTCGACGATCGGCGTGCCGCGTCCGGCGCTCTGGGAGTACGTCGGCTCGACGCCGCAGCAGATCGAGCGCTGGATCGCAGAGGGCGCGGACACGCAAGGCCCGGCGGTCACTGCGCGCGAGACGATCACGCCGACGCCCGCGCAAGTTGCAGCTCAGATTCCGACGACGACAACTCCGACCGAGGGAGGCGTAGGTGCCTGACCCGACATCGAGCGACGCGAGCGCGACGCCCGCTGACGCTCCGACCCCTGACGACGCGACGTCTGACGGGCACACGACCGACGCAGACGCGACGTCTGACGATCGGCAAGACGACACCGCACTCCGCGATCGCGGACGGGCGACGCTGGCGAAGGAGCGCGAAGCTCGGCGCGATGCCGAGAAGCGTGCTGCCGATCTAGAGCGCCGACTCTCTGCGATCGAGGACGAAGGCAAGAGCGAGGTCGAGCGTGCGATCGCACGACTCGATCGACAGGGTGCCGAACTTGAGCGCGAGCGCTCGCTGCGTATCGAGCTTGAGCAAGACGTCGCGCGACGCGAGCTGCTTGAACTCAAGCGCTCGATCGCTCAGGAGCTTGGCATCCCGCCCGAAGCAGCTCATCGGCTGCAGGGCACTGACGCGCGCTCACTGCGCTCCGATGCGCAGCGCTACCTCGAAGAGCGAGGCAACTCGTCCGAGGGCAGCATCGGCGTGGGGCGCGGCGGTGCCGCAGCGGGACGCTCAGGCGGTGTCGACATGAATCGACTGATCCGCGAAGCGTCGGGGCGCGACTAGCAGCAAGCTCGCCCGCGACGTCGTCGCTCGTCACGAGAGGACGTCAACCTTGCCGTACAACAACACGATCAGCCGCAGCGAAGCCACTGCGCTGATCCCCGAGGAATACTCGCGGGAGATCATCACGCATCTGCCGTCCGAGTCGGCGGCGCTGACATTGTTTCGCAGCGTCCCGATGTCGCGTGCGCAGTTGCGCATCCCCGCAGAGTCGGCGCTCGCCGTCGCGTACTGGGTCGCAGGCGACACAGGCATCAAGCAGACGACCGAGTCGAACTGGACAAACCTCTACCTGAACGCCGAAGAGCTGGCCGCGATCGTGACGATCCCCGAGGCCGTGCTCGACGACGCCGACTACGACATCTGGGCACTGATTCGCCCGCAGTTGACCGAGTCGATCGGGCGCGCGCTGGACGCGGCGATCTTCATCGGCACGAACATTCCCGCCTCGTGGCCGCAGGCGATCGTGCCTGCAGCGGTCGCAGCGGGTAACTCCGCAGTCGACGGCACCAACGCGGCTGCGGCGGGCGGCATCGTCGGTGACTTCTCGGACGTGTTCGGGAAGGTCGAGGCAGACGGCTTCGACGTCAACGGCGTGATCGCGAATCGCTCGGTCAAGGCGCGTCTGCGCAACGCTCGCGCGACGACCGGCGAAGCGCTCGCGAACGCACCGTCGCCTGACGGCACAGAGGTCTACGGCGTGCCCGTCACGTATCCGCTGCGCGGCCTCTGGCCCGCCCCGGCTACGGGCGTGGCCGAAGCGATCGTCGGTGACTTCACGCAGGGGCTAATCGGCCTGCGGCAGGACATCACGTTCAAGGTGCTCGATCAGGCCGTGATCATGGACAACACCAACGCGGTGCTGTTCAACTTGGCGCAGCAGGACATGGTCGCGGTGCGTGTTGTCGCGCGCTTCGCGTTCCAGGTCCCCAACCCGATCACGTACGACCAGCCCGTCGCGGGATCGCGTTACCCGTTCGGCGTGCTGACTCACGCGTAAAGGGAGACTCGATGACAAGCAGCAGCAAGACGACACGCAGCAGCTCGTCGACGACGAGCGACGACACGACGACGGTGATGCCCGCAGACGGCGGCGTCGATCTGCCGCCGCTCGACGGGCCGGTCACGACGACGCACGAAGAGGCGCTCGAAGCGGGCTACTTCGGTGGCCCGATCGACGACACCGACTACACGTTCGCAGCGATGGCGGGAGCGCAGACGAAGTCGTGAGCACGTACCCCTCCGAGGACGACCGGGCGGCGCTCTGGCAGCAGCAGACGCGTGATCGCGTCCAGTTCCAGATGTATCTCTGGACGACAGTGCTCGCAGCGCCGCCCGGCCCTCGGCAGGCGATCATCGACGGCTGGGCACCAGTGATTCTCGCGCAGCTCGAAGACCAAGCCGGACCGATCGACCCGGAGGATGACCCGTGAGCACACCACCACCCGTGACGCCTGTCGACCCGCTGACCGTGCCGTGGCGTCCGACCGTCGACGACGTCGCCGCCCTGATTCGTGCGCGCACGAAAGACGCGAGCGCGAACGAGATCGGCACCTTCACCGACGCGACGCGCCCGACCGACGTCGAGGTCGAGCAACTGATCACGAACGGCTGCGCGAAAGTCGCAGCGCTTGCAGGCGGCTGGACGATCCCAGCCGACGCGCAAGAGGAAGCGCGGCACTTGGCGTCGCTCGTCGCGGCGTGTGAGGTCGAGCTGTCGTACTTCCCCGAGCAGATACGCACCGATCGCTCTGCGTACAACAACCTCTGGGCGATGTTTCAGGGTGACTCGCAGGCGTTCGTCGACTTCGTCTCGTCGCTGTCGCCACCGGGCGCGGGCGGCACCGAACTCGGCACGCTCGACATGGCGTCGGGCACGACGTACTGGGCGTACACGTACGGCTTCGCGGGACTCGGCCCGTATCTCGGCAACATCGTCAACGTCGGGCACTGATGCCGCGCGGGACCGAAGGCGCGATCGACGTCAAGGGACTCGACAAGGCTCTGCGCTCGATCACGGAGATGGAGCCGCGTGCGCGTGACATCTTGCGCGTCGGCGGCGCAGTCAAGAGCGTGTACCTGACGTCGAACGAACGACACTGGCAGAGTCCGTCCTGGCCGCGTCTCGCTGACTCGACGATCGAACGCAAGCAGCGGCAAGGGCAGGACGCTCGCCCGGAGCGTAAGAGCGGCGCGCTGTATCGCTCGCTCACTGCCGATCGCGCACGCGGCGTGATCGACGAGCGCAAGCCGCAGTCGCTGCGCTTCGGCACCAAACTGTTCTACGCACGCTGGCAGAACTCGGGCACGCTCTTCCAGCCCGCACGCGACCTGATCGAGCTGTCGTGGATCGAGCGGCAGATGATCACGCGCATCGTCGGTCGCTACATCGCGAAAGGTGACGTCGCACACGGGGAGACGCTGACGTGAGCCTGATCGAAACCGACACGATCTTCGGGCGCGTCGTCAGCGGCTTCGACGTCGAGTCGTGGGTGCTCGCGCTGCTGCGCAAGTGGTCGAGCACGTACCTCGCTGAACTCGAACGTCAGCACGGCTACGCAGCAGGCACGTTCCCGCGTGTGCGCGGCTGGGCGTACGGCCCGACGTTCGACAAGTGGCCCGAAGATCAGCTCCCCGGTGTGCTCGTCGTGACGCCGGGGATCACGCCGCCGCCGACACGTGACGGCGACGGCGTCTATCGCGTGCGCTTCAACGTCGACGTTGGCTGCGCAGTCTCGGCGCGTACGCAGGGCGACGCGCACGAGATCGCGACGCTGTTCGTCGCGGCGCACGCTGCGATCGTCGCTCAGCGACCGTCGCTCGAAGGGCACGCGATCGCGAGCACATGGCTCGATCTGCGTCTCGACCCGCTCGCGTACGACGACACGCGCGCGCTGTACGCGGGCTTCGCGACGTTCGCGATCGAGGTCGACGACGTGCTCACGACACTGGCAGGCCCGGTGCAGCCTGACCCCGAACCCGACGAGCTTGATCCGTACCCGCTCTGGCCGCTCGTCGAGACGCACGACGAAGTCGTCGACAACTATCCGACCGACCAGCCACTACCGCAGGAGGACACGACATGAGGCCGGGAGTAGATGTGATCTCGCGCGCGCTGCCGCCGCCGCGCTCAGCACCAACCGACACGGGCGTCTGCTTCATCGTCGGCGCGACGAGCAACACCGACACGCCGTACGCGCTCGTTCATTCGCTGACCGAGTTCGTCGACACGTTCGGCGCTCGCGGCACTGGGACGGAGCAGACGACGTACGACGCCGCCGACGTCTACTTCCGCGAGGGCGGATCGCAGTGCTACATCGGCTCGACGACGGCGGTCGGCACGCTCGCGGCAGCGGCAGACGCGAGCGACAGCGCGAGCACGTCGAAGAGCAAGGCGTCCGCAGCGCCGCTCGCGCTCGACACGGGCATCGCGACCGCGCTCGCTGCACTGATCAAGCAGCTCGGACCGGGGCAGATTCTGATCGCTGACCCGGTGCTCGCAGCAGACCCGGCGAATCAGTCGGCGCTACTCGCACACGCCGCCGCGTGCAACCGTGTCGCGCTGCTGTCGCTCGCAGACGGCGACGCGACGGCGCTGTCGACAGCGGCCACGGCTCTGCAGACCGACGTCAACGCGCGCTACGGCGCGGTCTTCATGCCGTCAGCGGAAGTGCCGGGAGTCACACCGGGCACGACGCGCACGGTGCCGTACACGGCGATCGAGGCGGGCATCATCGCGCGCAATGATCTCGCGTACACGGCGAATCAGCCCGCAGCCGGTGATCTCGGTCAGAGCGTGTTCGCGCTGTCGCTGCTCGGCGCTTATTCAGACGCCGATTACGCGTCGCTCAATGACGACGGCGTCAACATGGCACGCATCGTCTACGGCGGCGTGCGCACGTACGGCTACCGCACGATCGTCGACACGTCGGTCGACACGACGTGGGAGAACTTCGGCTGGGCGCGGCTGAACATGGAGATCGTCGCGCAGGCCGAGGCGATCGGTGAGCACTACGTGTTCAGTCAGCTCGACGGCAGACGTCGCACGATCGCATCGTTCGGCGGCGATCTCGCCGCGATGCTCGGCCCGTACTACGACCTCGGCGCTCTGTACGGCACGGCACCCGCCGACGCGTACGACGTCAACGTCGGCGTGCAGGTCAACACCGAGGCGACGATCGCCAACGGTGAGCTGCACGCGATCTTGAGCGTGCGCATGTCCGGCATGGCCGAGTGGGTCGTGATCGAGATCGTCAAGGTCGCAACCGATCAGTCGCTGCCGGTCGCGGCGTAATCGAAGGGAGGCAAGACGCAAGTGCGCAAGGATCAGTTCGACACCACGGTCACGATCGACGGTGTGCTGCTCGGCACATTCGACTCGATGACCGGAGGCGAGTCAGACTCGGACTCGCTGACGTACAAGCCCGGAGGGATGGCACCGATCGTCACGCTCGGCGGCACCGTCACCGTGGGGCAGGTCATCATCGCGCGTCTGTATCGGCTCGAACGCGATCATCAGACGATCGCGTGGCTGCTCAGTCGCGTCGGCAAGGGCAGCATGGTCGTCAAGAAGCAGCCGCTCGACACGGACGGCAACACGTACGGGAAGCCGATCGTCACGTCGGGCGTGCTCAAGCGTGTGACGCCGCCAGAAGTCGACTCGACGTCAGGCGACGCCGCGCTGATCGAACTCGAAATGACGCCGTCCGGTCACGTGTCGGCATGAGCGAGCCGACCACGCAGCCGGTCCCGTTCAGCACGGACGACGACGAGTTCAGCGTCGCGACGCCCGCCGCCAGCTCGACGGTGCTCGACGCGCTCAAGGCCGAACGAGCACGAGCTGCAGAGCCGCAGACGTTCGACCTCGACGTACCCGGCTGGCACGGCAAGCTGCGACTGCGTCTCGGCTCGATCACGGCGCAGCAGCAGCAGCGGATCATCGAGCGAGCGCAACGGCGCAACGCGAACGCGCAGCTCGACTTCCTCGTCGCGGCGTTCCGCGAAGTGCTCGGGCGAGCACGCACGAGCGAGCCGTTCCAGTTGCTCGTCGACGACGACGGCGACCCGCTCGGCCTCGACGAGCGTCTCGCTGACAAGCTCGGCCTCGGCCCGGTGTCGAGCGCACGCGACGTCGTGATGACGCTGTTCGGCTCTGCGAACTCGGCACCCGTCGCGATCACGAACGCCGCAGGCGAGTGGCTCGAATGGGCGGGCAGCGCGAACGGCGAGATCGACCAGGACTTCCTGGGGGAATAGCGCGCGGCGACGCAGTCGCGGTCGCCGCGTGGCTCGCCGTACTCGGGCTTCCCGTCGAGCGCTACCTCACCACCGACTCACACGAAGAGCGTGTCGTGCTGCAGGCGATCGCAGGCAAGACGGTGACGCTCGTCGATCAGATGCAACGCAATCAAGCGACGCACATCGCCAACGCGATGGTGAAAGCGAGACTCTGAGTGGCCGATCTCGTCGAGGTCTTCCTCGAACTGCGCAACGTTGCCGAGTTCGTGTCGGGTGCGAAGAAGGCATCGGGCGCGATGGGCGACGTCGGTGAGCAGTCCGAGAAGTCGGGCAAGAAGATCGGCATCAGCGCGAAGTCGATCGCGAAGTGGGCGGCGGGAGCTGGGCTTGCGTACGGCGCGTATCGCTTCATCAAGAGCGCCGTCAGCGGAACGCAAGAGCTGGCGAAGTCGACACTCACGCTGCAGCGCTCGACGAACCTCGACACGCAGGCCGCGAGCGAATGGGTCGGCGTGCTCAAGCAGCGCGGCATATCGACGACGCAGTTCCAGGTCGGGCTGGCGAAGCTGTCGAAGACGATGGAGACGTCGCGCACCGGCACGCAGAAGCAGACGGCGACGATCGCGGCGCTGCGCAAGCAGATCGACCAAGTCGCCGCGTCGGGCGGCAAGAAGGCACCCGCCGAGATCGCGAAGCTCTCACGCGCGATCGTCACAGCGCAGACGGCGGGCGCGAAGGCACGCGAGACGCTCAAGCAGCTCGGCGTCTCGCAGCAGGACATCGCGAAGGGCAACACCAAGGACGTGCTCGACAAGGTCGCGAACGCGATGAAAAACATGCACAACCACGCGCAGCGGCTCGCGCTCGCGCAGTCGCTGTTCGGACGCAGCGGACGCAACTTGATCCCGATCCTGAGTCAAGGCGCGGCTGGTGTACGCAAGCTGCTCGACGACGAGAAGAAGGCGGGCAACTATCTGACCGGCTCGCAGCTCAAGCAGCAGCAGAAGCAGATCATCATGCAGCGCCAGCTCAACCGCGCCTTGGAGGGATTCAAGACGCAGCTCGGCGTCGCGCTCATGCCGGTGATTCTCGCCGTGACGGGCTTGCTCACGAAGCTGGCGAAGTGGCTGCAGCCGATCACGTCGCGCGCGTGGGCGCTCAAGCTCGCGCTCGCCGCGATCGCAGGCGCGCTGATCGCACTCAAGATCGCGACGATCGCGCAAGCAGCAGCAGCGGGCGAGGTCACGATGGCGACGAAGCTCTGGACGATCGCGCAGTGGCTGCTGAACGCCGCGCTCGACGCCAACCCGATCGTGCTCGTCATCGCGGTGATCGTCGCGCTCGGCGTCGCGATCTTCATCGCGTACAAGAAGAGCGAGACGTTCCGACGCGCAGTCAAGTGGCTCTGGGATGAGATCGTCGCGGGCGCGAAGTTCGTCTGGAACTGGATCAAGGCCAACTGGCCGCTGCTGATCGGGATGCTGTTCGGCCCGTTCGGTGTCGCCGCCGCTCTGATCATCACGCACTTCGGCGAGGTCAAGAAGTTCGTGCTCGGCATCATCGACGACATACGCACGGCGTTCGACGCGCTCGTCTCGTATCTCAAGCAGCTCCCGAGCAAGCTCGTCCACGGCGTGACCGGGATCGCGAAGAGCGCCGTCAAGCACATCCCCGGCGTCGGCGGCTTCCTCGCCGGTCATCTGGCAGACGGCGGCGTCACGCAGCGTGCGGGCGCGTATCTCGTCGGTGAGCGTGGCCCTGAGATCGTCGGGCTACCGAACGGCGCGAACGTGCAGCCGATCGCAGCGACGACAGCAGGCGCTCGACACGGACACGGCGATCTGCGTGTCGTCGTGCCCGTGATGATCGACGGGCGCGAGATCGCACGCGCGACAGCACGCGTCACCGCAGACAAGCTCGCACGGAGGTAGCTCGATGGCCGCGCCTGCTCTCGGCTGGGTGCAGATCAAGTCAGTCGATCCGCCCGTGTCGCTGACCGCGCGACTCTCGGACACGCGCCCGAACGTCGACGCGGGCTACGGCGGCTGGCAAGAGGTCACGCGCCCGCGTCGTCGCCCGCTCTCGATCTGGCAGGGCGCACCCGGCCTGCGTGTCTCGCTGCCGATTCTCTTCGATCGCTTCGCTGACGAGATCAGCGTCGAGCGTCAGATCGCGCAGCTCGAACGGCTCGCGACGGCGACAGCGAGCGACGGTCAGCCGCCGCGCATCAGCTTCGTCGCACGCGGCGCAGCGGTGCCGCATCAGCAGGCGACGTGGGTGATCGACACGCTCACGTGGGGCGACGCGACCATGAACGCGAACGGCAACCGCACGCGCCAGCAGGTCACGATCGCGATGCTCGAATGGATCGCAGACGTGCGCGTACGTGAGAACTCGCCCGCGAAGCTGCAGCGCGCCAAGCTCAAGCGCGAGAAGACGAAGCAGGGCGCGTCGAACAAGCGCGTCGTCGCCGGACACGGACGCAAGACGTCGACGACGCACACGCTGCGAGCTGCTGCGGACGGCACGTTCGGGGCTGGCGACGATCTGCTCTCGATCGCAGCTCGCGAGCTTGGCGACGCCGACCGCTGGGTCGAGATCGCTCAGCTCAACGGGCTGCGCGACCCGCGCTCGATCAGCGTCGGGCAGGTGCTCAGACTCCCGTGAGCGTCGAGACGCTGGGAGCGCCCCTCCCGTCAGCGATCGAGCACGCGACTGCTAGAGCGCACGGGAGCTGCGGGGGCGGGAGAGCGCTTCTCGTGCAGCGAGGGGGCAGGGATTGAGCGCTCTCGCTCACGACGTCGACGTCGGGGCGCTCGTGCTGCAGCTCACTGCGGGCGCGTTCAGCTCGAAGCAGCGCGTGGATCAGCGCGTCACGGGCGGCACGATCGAGCGCACGATGCAGGGCGCGTCGACGCTGACGATCAATCTCGACGACGGCAACCGCGAGCTGCTGCGCGCAGGCATCTTCGATCAGCAAGTCGATCTGCAGCTCGACGGGTTGTGGTGGCGGCTCGTGAAAGTCTCGAAGCAGGGCGACGCGCTGACGCTCACGTTCGAGGACCGCGCCGTCTCGCTGCTGCGTGCGATCACTAAGCCGCGCAAGGCGTCACGCGCGAAGATGACGCGCGCCGAGTTCGCGCTCTCGATCGTGCGTGAGATCAAGACGGGCGGCGGCATCCCGTTCATCTGCCCCGATCTGCACACGGTGCAGAAGATCGCAGACTCGACGACGAAGCTCACGGCGAAGCAGCGCGCCGCGAACGTGCAGCCCGGTCTGTCGACGAGCGCGAAGCTGACCGTCAGAGGCGCACCCGCGTCGACGACGCAGAAGCAGAACGCAGAGCGCGCGCTCGACGTCGCGAACTCGCTCGGCGCTTCCGATCGCGCGACGCTCGCGCTGATGGAGGCGGTGATCGACGAGTCGAACATCACGAACTTGCCGGGCGGCGACGCAGACTCGCGCGGCATCCTGCAAGTGCGCGACTCGACAGCAGGGCCGATGCGCATCAACAATCGCGACATCGAGCAGTGCTGCAACGCGTTCCTTACGCGCGGCTTCACCGGACAGGGCGGCGCGATCACGCTCGCTGCGAAGTACCCGAGCTGGACGGCAGGACAAGTCGCGCAGGGCGTACAAGGCTCAGCGACGCCGACGCGATACGACACCTTCCAGCAGGAGGCGCAGGCGTTCGTGAACGCGTACACGGGCGGCTCGTCGAGCGGCACGCTGTCGACGACGCAGATCAAGAAGCTCCCGTACCAGTTTCAGCGCGGCGGCACGAGCGGCACGATCGAGAACTCGTGGGCGTGCCTGCAGCGACTCGCGCAAGAGGTTCAGTGGGCGTGCTTCGCCGCTGACGGCGCGATCTACTTCGTCGCGGAGGGGACACTGATCAGGCGCAAGCCGGTCGTCACGATCTCAGAGCAGACGCTCGGCGTCGATCAGATCGACTTCGACATCGACAACGGCAAGGCGAAGAGCGACGCGACCGTGACAGCGCGCGCGTCGCGCTACGCGCTGATCCCCGGCTCGTGCGTCGTGCTCGAAGACTGCGGGCCAGCCAACGGGCGCTGGCTCGTCTCAGACGTGCAGCGCGGCATCTTCGACGCGAGCGCGACGATCATGCTCAAGCGCGCGACGAAGGCACTGCCCGAGCCTGCGAACTCGACGACGAGCGTCTCGATCGGCGGCAGCAGCGCGGGCGCACCCGCAGGTCTGCCCGACGTGATCGCTCGTGCGTACACGGCGGCGCAAGCGATCGACGCGAAGCGCTACCCGTACGTGTGGGGCGGCGGACACGCGCGAGCGGGCTACCCCGACCACGGCGTGTCAGGGCACGCCGACAGCGCGGGCACGATCGCAGTCGCGAGCGTCGGGTACGACTGCTCAGGCTCGACGTGCGCCGTGCTCGCAGCCGCAGGCATGGGCTTCCGCGTCGGCGGTCCCGTCGACGCGTCCGGCGCGATCGCGTCGAGCTGGGGTCAGGCGGGCGAGGGTCAGACGATGACGATCTGGGCGAACGCGATACACGTCTGGATCGAGTTCAAGACCTCAGCGGGCGATCAGCACTTCGGCACGGGCGACTGGGGCAGTGATCAGAGCGCCAACGGGCCAGCGTTCCAGTCACGGATGCACACGAAGGGCGGGTTCACGCCGCGTCACTGGCCGAGCACATGACGATCGAACTCTCCGAACTCTTCGAGGCAGTTGACAAGCCGACGCCCGTCGCGGCTGTACGCGCGACGATCGCGAACACGCCCGCCGACACGAGCGACGATCTGTACGTCGTCGTCGCCGCGTTCGACGGCTCGCGTCAGCAGTGGGGACCGTGCCCGTGGGTGCCGTCGACGGCGATCCCGACAGCGGGCGACGACTGCCTCGTCGTCTTCGACGAGCAGCAGACGCCGTGGGTGATGACGCTCGCGCCCGTCGACGCTGGCGGCGGCACTGTCGGCCCGCCGGGTCCCGAGGGACCGACCGGCCCGGCCGGTCCACCAGGCGCGACCGGCTCGACAGGGCCACCCGGCCCGCAGGGTGCGACCGGCTCGACCGGCCCGCCCGGTGCGACCGGCGCGCAAGGGCCGAAGGGCGACGTCGGCGCGACTGGCGCAGCCGGTGCGACCGGCCCGGCCGGACCGAAGGGCGATCAGGGCATCCCCGGCACGGCGGGTGCTACGGGCGCTCAGGGACCGCCTGGCGCGACCGGCCCGCAGGGGGCACAAGGTGTCAAGGGTGACACGGGCGCGACGGGAGCGACCGGCTCAGCGGGTCCAGCGGGCGCGACAGGCCCAGCGGGTGCGACCGGCCCGGCCGGACCTCAAGGCGCACCCGGCGTGCTCGGCGTGTACGAGCAGAGCGCAGAGCCGATCGGCGTCGCTGTCGGCTCGATCTGGATCACAAGCGATGCACCACCCGTCGCGGTCGGCGCAGTCGCTCCGGTGCCGTACTCGTCGCTCTCGGGGAACGTGAGCGGACCATGAGCGACGTCGAGCAGCTCGTGACGATCGACGCGCCGCGCGCGATTCGCGTCAAGACGTCGACAGGCTGGGCCGATCTCGTGATTGCAGGCCCGCCTGGTCTGACCGGCCCTGCTGGTGCAGCGGGCGCGAACGGCGCACCCGGCGCAGCAGGCGCGACCGGCCCGGCGGGACCTGCTGGTGCGACCGGCCCGGCGGGACCGGCGGGGATCGGCGCACTGACGCCGATCGCAGACATCGTGCTCGCGTCGCCAGCGGCGAGCTTCGACATTCAGAGCATCCCGCAGACGTACGCCGCGCTCGTGCTGCACGCGTCGCTGCGCGACGACAGCACGGGCGCAGGTCTGACCGCCGCCTCGATGCGCTTCAACGCCGACGCGAGCGCGAGCTACGACTTCCAGTACGGCGAGGCGCAGGGCAGTGCCGCAGGCGCAGGCGAGAGTTACGCGAACGCGGCGCTCGGCGCGCCGCTTGAGTCGACGAACGGCAACCCGGCTGGGCTGTTCGCGGAGAGCGACTTCACGATCCCGAACTATGCGGGGACGCTCAACAACAAGACGCTGCTCGGTATCACTGCGTCGAAGATCGGGACAGCGAGCGGTAATCAGCGCGCGCGTACGTTCAGCGGGCACTGGCGCAACTCAGCGGCGATCAACCGCATCACGATCACGCCGGGGCTGGGCAGCAACTTCGTCGCTGGCTCGCGCGTCACGCTCTGGGGCGCACTCGGCACGATCGCGTCGACGAGCGCGCCGCCGATCACCGCGCCCGTCGTCGCGACGACTCTGCCCGCATCGCCGTCAGACGGGCAGCAGGCGATCCTCGTCGACTCGACGAGCGCGCCGACGTACTCGTGGCTCATGCAGTGGAGCGCGAGCGCTGCGAAGTGGCTCTGCATTGGCTCGACACCGCTCGCGAACGAGAACCCGACAGCGAGCGCGCTTGCGAACGTCGGCGCAACATGGACGGCGCTGACGAATAGCCCGACGATCACGATCCCGCGCACTGGCCGTTACGACTTGACGTTCGGCGGCTGGATGCAGGGCGGCACGACGAACGTCGCGATCAATAGCGCGAGCATCGCGCCGAGCGACGCTGACAGTCTCGCCGTCTCGCAGTCGACGGGCATGTACGCGTCGTGCTCGCGCACGATCTACAACCGCCAGTGCGCGGCAGGCGACGTCTGCACGCTGCGCTATCACGGCAATCTGTCGGGCTGGTCGTTCCAGAGTGCCTTCCTTGCCGTCGTACCGATCTGGGTGACATGAGCGACGTCCCGCACTTCTCGCTGCCGTTCCGCTTCGCGTCGCCGTACGCCGCGACGAACGAGCAGGACTCACTCGACGAGATCACCGACTGCGTGTACGCGATCCTCGCCTGCCCGCTCGGGTTTCGCGTCGAGCTGCCGACGTTCGGCCTCGACGACCCGACCTTCTCGATGCCAGCGCCCGACCTCGACGCGATACGCGACACGATCGAGAACTGGGAAGAGCGCGCAGGTGTCGTGCTCGCTCAGTACCCCGACGCGCTCGACGTGCTGATCGCGCACGTACAGACGAGCGTGCAAGTGCGAACGGAGGCATAGCGCATGTCGAGTTACATACCCGTGCCGGTCGACTCAGAGCCGACCGATCTCGCTGCCGAGGCGTTCGACTACATCACGCAGCAGGTCGATGGCTGGTCGCCGTCGCCGGGGAATCTCGAAGCGTGGCTGATCGAAGCGCTCGCGCAGATCGCGGGCGAGCTGCGTGCGCTGACGGCGCTCGTGCCCGATTCGATCTTCGCGTTCTACGGCGAGTCGATCCTCGGGTTGCCGCCGTACCCGGCAACGCAGGCGACGGCGTCGACGACCTGGACGGCAGTCGACGCAGCGGGCTACACGATCGACGCAGGCACGGTGATCGCGATCACGCCGCCTGCATCAGCAACGGCGTACGCGTTCGCTGTAAGCGCCGACGCAGTGATCGCGCCGGGGCAGACGTACGTCCCAGCCGTGCAGTGTCAGGCGCTTGAGGCGGGCGCAGCGCAGAGCGGTCTGACTGGCGACGTGCAGGTGATCGACCAGCTCGCCTTCATCGAGACGGTCACGCTCGACAGCCCGACGACGGGCGGGCAGGACGCCGAGACGACCGATGCGTATCTCGCACGCCTGTCGGCGCTGCTCACGCTGCTGGCTCCGCGCCCGATCCTGCCGCAAGACTTCGCCGTGCTCGCGCAGCGCACGATCCCCGAAGTCGCGCGCGCAGTCGCGATCGACCTCTACAACCCCGGCCCGCCGATCGACACGAACTGCCCGCGCTGCGTCAGCGTCGTGATCTGCGACGTCGACGGACAGCCGTGCTCGCCCACCGTCAAGGCGCAGGTCGACTCGCTGCTGCAGTCGGAGCGCGAGGTCAACTTCCTCGTCTTCGTGCTCGACCCGGCATACACGACGATCGACGTCTCGTTCGATCTGCAGGCGTACCCCGGTTACGACCCGACCGACGTGCAGACGCGAACGATCGCGCAGCTTGAGAGCTACCTGTCGCCGGGTTCGTGGGGCATCCCGCCGTACGGCGACACGAGCGCGCGCTCATGGATCAACGACACCGAGGTCAGATACCTCGAAGTCGCAGAGCAGATCAACCGCGTCGACGGCGTCCACTACATCAACACGCTCGCGATCGGCACGCACGGCGGCACGCTCGGTCAAGCAGACGTCGCGCTGACCGGCGTCGCGCCGCTGCCCGAAGCAGGCTCGATCTCGGGAACGGCGCACGCGGGCACGTGAGCACGCCAGCGCCGCCCGTCGAGCTGACGCCCGAAGCGTTCGCAGCGCGTCTGTACGCGATGCTCGCGCCGCTCGCGCAGCAGGACGCAGACACGGCGTGGTCGTTGCTGATCCTGATCAACGCGATCGGCTCGATGTACGAGCTGGTCGAGGACTGGGTGCGCGACACGCCCGACGGTCCCGGCTGGTCGCTGCTGCTCGATCTCGATCGCTGCCCCGACGAGGCGCTGCCGTGGCTGGCGCAGTTCGCAGGCGTACGTCTGCTGCCGGGATCGAGCACCGACGATCAGCGCGCGCGCATCGCGTCGACTGACGGGTTCAGACGCGGCACACGAGCTGCGCTGATCGGTGCAGCCGCAGCGACGCTGACGGGCGCGCAGTCGGTGGTCTTCCGCGAGCGCGACAGCACCGCTGCCGCACCCGACTACGCGTACTTCCTGACCGTGAAGACGTACACGAGTCAGACGCCGAACCCGACTGCGACGCAGCAGGCACTGCTCGCGCAGAAGCCCGCTGGGATCGTGCTCACGTACACGACGGCACCCGGCCAGGACTATCAGACGTTGCGCACGAATCACGCGACGTACGCGGCAGTGGGGACGGCGTACCCGAGCTATCAGGCTGCGCGCGACGACACGCCGACGTGACGTCGTACACGCGAGACGACGAACTGCGCGAGCACGAGCACGATCGCTGCGAACACGTAGCGCAGCGACACGTCTCGCTCACGCCGTAGCAGCTCGCGCTCTCGCTCGATGTTCGCTGACAGCTCGTCGCGTGACGTCACGCACGCGAGCCTAAACGAAAGGGGCACCGATGGGTGCATCGACGCCGGTATGGGCGCTGCCATACCCCGCAGAGACTGACCCGGCAGACGTCCCCGTCGACGTCAAGAAGCTGGCTGATCGGCTTGAGATTCTGCTCTCGCAGCTCAAGTCGGGCGGCGCGATCCCCGGCGAAGTGCGCATGTGGTCGGGATCAGCGGTCCCGGTCGCGGGCACGTACGGGCACTGGGTCTGGGCGGACGGCGCGATCTACGTCACTGCGACGTACCCGCTCGCGTCGGGCAACATCGCCGCCGCCTGGAAGACGCACAACGGCAAGCCCGACCCCGGCGCGGGCAACTTTCGCGTCCCCGATCTGCGCGGCTCTGCGCCGATCGGACTCGACACGATGCCGGGCGGCACTGCTGCAGGGCGCATCGTGCGCGCAGCAGGCGCGACACTCGCGGGCGTCAGCGGCGAAGAGCTGCACACGTTGCTGCTCGCCGAGATTCCGGCGCACACGCACCCGATCGACGGTAACGGCTCGGTCACCGCTGGCGGCTCGACGCTGCGCTCGACTGACGCCAGCGGTAGCGGCTTCCCCAACGCCGGGACCGCGAAGACGGCTGGCGGCGGTGGTACGCACGAGAACTTGCCGCCCACGACGTTCGTGCCGTACATCGTCAAGCTCGACGACTGAGAGGCGCAGCATGAGCAACTGGTGGGAGAAGGGCTACCCCGGCGGTCCGATGGTCGCGACGCGTGGCTTCCCGCGTCCGCTGTACCCGCCCGACGCGAGCGGGCACCCGGCGAGCGTCGACGGCTCAGACGTCGAGGCGTACAAGCGCACCGTCTCGCGCGCCGGTCGCTGGGAGTGGCAGCCGTTCGATCAGGCGTACAGCAACGGCTTCGCACACGGACTCAAGGGCGGCAACGTGATCGACACCGGCATCGCGGGCGTGCAGCGGCAGGGCAACATCTCGCCCGACACCGGCTACGTCGGCAAGTCGACGTTCAATCTGCTGCGCTCGATCGTGATCCCCGAGGGACTGCCGCACGCGGGCGAGCACGCGATGGACGCGCGCTCTGTCGAGCTGATCAACGCCGCGTGGGATCGCTTCGGCGGCGAAGAGCCGAAGCCCGATCCGCCGTCGAGTGCAAGCTCAGCGCAGGAGCGACTGCGCATGGCGACGACGCAGATCGGCGTCAAGGAGTCGCCCGCCAACTCCAATCAGTGCAAGTTCACCGCCTGGTACGGGATGATCGGGCCGTGGTGCGCGATGTTCGTCACGTGGTGCGATGCGCTCGGTGACAACCCGTCGCGCAGCTTCGCGAAGGGCAGTCGCTACGCGTACGTGCCGTACGTCGTCAACGATGCGCGGCTCGGCGTGAACGGGCTGTCGATCACGTCGTCGCCCAAGCCGGGCGATCTCGTCTGCTTCGACTGGGGATGGGACGGCGAGTACGACCACATCGGCGTCTTCGCGTCGGGCAGCGCGTCGCGCTTCGACACGGTCGAGGGGAACACGTCGAGCAGCGACAACTCGAACGGCGGCGAAGTGATGCGGCGCTCACGCTCGTCGAGCGAGGCCGCGCTCGTCTTCGTGAGGGTCGCAGAGTGAGGCCAGCAAGACGACAGGCGATCTTGATCGTGCTCTCAGTCGTCGCGCTTACGCTCGCGATCATCGTGCTCGCTCTGCACCGCGACGTCTCGTCTGATCTGCTCGCCGCGCTCGGCATCGTCGGCGGCGTTGCGATCGCGGTCGTTTCGCTCCCGCCGAATGGCGGCGACAAGTGATCGCGTACTCAGACGCGACGACGATCACCGGGCTGCTCACGACCTTCTTCGTGCTGCTCGCGCTGATCGCGCTCGCGCGCTCGATGCTGCGCGACAAGGGCGCACCGCAAGATCGACGCTTCCGAGTCGGCGTCTTCGTCGAGCGCGATCGAGCGCCCGCTGAGACGGGCTGGGAGCGCCCGTGGGACGCTGAGCGCCCAGACGACACGCTGATCAAGACGGACCCGTCGGGGGCGGGAGGGGGCGGCTCAGAAGCTCCCACGCGCGTCGACGAGCCGCCCGTCTGAGCGAGAAACCTGCCCGTCACGAAAAGCCCGCTCCGAGCGCGTTTCGGAGTTGGCAGCCCGCGACGAGCGCGTCTAATGTCCCGAGCTTCACGCCAGGTCAGATCAGCCCAGACCCCGAGACGTGCAACCGGCAGGCGCACCAAGCTCGCTTCATGGCGGCGTCTTGGGACGTAAAACGCAACCGACTCGCTCCGAGGCATCTTCGGAGGGGGGAGAGCGACACGCCGCCGCAGTCGTGCGAGTACGAGGACGAGCGCACTGGCGATCGAGGCGATCGCGACTTCGCGCCCCGTCTAGAGGCCGTGCTCGATCGACTCAGTGACCATCGCGCGGCTTTTCGTCGCTTCGCTCAAGTTCGCGCTGTACGACGTCCAGAATCTTCCGCAGCTCCGCGAACGTGGCATCAACCGCCTCAGCGAACTTGACGAGATCGCCGCGCGTGTCGATCAGGAGCTGCGTCAAGTCGACCGTGATCTCGGTGTTCACGTCGATCGCGGCACGCATCTGCTGCAGCTCGACGCTCGCAGGCTCGACGCCGTACAGCAGGAACGTCTCGGACACCCCGTACAGCGCAGCGAGCGCCGGGATCGAGACGTGCGGCTTGCGCAGGTCCGTCTCCCATTCGCTGACAGCGCGACGCGAGACGCCCAGCCGATCGGCGACCTGCTGCTGCGTCAGACCGATCGCACGACGAGACTCGCGCAGACGCTGACCCACCGTCTCAGGGTCGTCCGGCACGTCGTCCCTGCTTGCCGCCGCAGAGTGGGGAGTCGCCAACGATCTGAGTCTATGACCGCGCTCGAAGCGCGATACACGGCCGACAGAAAAGTAGCCACGAAAAAGCCCGCTCCGAGCGGGCTTTTCGTTTCTTTGTGGCGCGCTTGTGCGCTTGCGGATCAGCGTCTGTTACGGCAGGGTGTCGCCGTTCCCCTTCGCGACTCGGAAGGCGACCCACATGCCGCACGACCCAGACGCAGAGCGTGAGCTGCAGCACGTGCTCGACACGATCGCGCACGACAAGCTCGTCGAGCGCTTAGCGCGCGATGATCTCAATGCGACCGACCCCTCTCCCCGGCGCGACGACGACGCTCTCGATCACGGCGTGGACGAGAGCGCGACGCTGCGCGAGCGACGCGACCTTCCATGCCTCCGCACTCGTCAGCGTGACACGCGTCGAGCGAGCAAGTAGCCGCTCGTGACGAGCGACAGCCGCATCGCGTTCCGCTTGCAGCTCGTCGAGCGTCTCGCGTGCAGCAGGCTCGTCCATGAGCGCGGCGAAACTCTTGATCGCGCTGTTCAGTCGAGCTTGCGCGGTCTTCGCCTCGACGCGTGCAGCTTCGGTGTTCTTCGCGGCGCTCGCGCGCCCCTTGAAGTCGGCGCTCAGCTTGATCGCCGCGTCACGCACGAACTCGTCAGCGACTTGCGTCGACACGAGCGCACGCGCGCTGCAGAAGTCAGCCATGCAGCGGTAGTACGTGTACGACCCGCTCGGCTTCGACGACATGCGCGCGCCGCACGTCTTGCAGTGCAGCAGCCCCTGACGTGCGAGCAGATGATCGGCCACGGGCTTGCGCCCGCGCGTCGACTTGACCGTCTGGCACTTGCGCCACGTCGCGCGATCGGTAACGGGATCGTCGATCGCGTGCAGATTCGGCTCGAACGTGCCGAAGTGAATCTCACCGATCAGCAGCTTCGACGCGAACATCGAGCGAATCTGCGGCTTCGTCAGGCGCAGACCCTGCTCGTCGAGGAAGCGCTGCACGTCGGAGTACGACGCGCCCTTCGCTCGCATCTGACACGCCTCGCTGACGAGCGGGCCGTTCACGGGATGCTGCTCAAGCGTGCCGTCTTCGCGCTTGACGTACGCGGGTGTGATGCGCGGGAACGGCGGTACGCCCGCGTTGATGTTGCGCTGCTTGCTCACGGCGGTCTTCTCTCCCGTCTGTCGTGCGTAGAACTCGCTCATCATCCCGAGCTGCTGCGCGCTCAGCCATCCGACTGCGGTCGCGTTGCTGATCTCGCCCACGTCGCACGCCTGCAGCGACGCACCGGGCACGGCTTCGAGTCGCTCTTGCACTTCGAGCTGCGTCTTGATCGATCGCGCGAGCCGGTCGAAGTACGCGACGAGCACGACCTGCGCGCGCCCGCTCTCGACGTCTTCGATAGCTCGCGACAGACCGGGACGTCGACGCAGCGGGCGCTGGCCGCTGACGTCTTGCTCGACGTACACATCGAGCAGATTCCAGCCGTTGCGCTCGCACGTGATGCGCATCGCGTCGCCCTGATCTTCGGTGCTCTTCGACCCGTCGTCGCCTCGGCTCTGACGTGCGACGCCGATCACGTCGATCGTGTCGAGCTTGGCTCGCTTCGCTCGCTTCGAGCTGCGCTGTCCGATCGTGCTGGTACTCATGTCGCCTCCTTGTGCAGTTGGGGAGACATGAGAGTAGCGAACTTGTCTAAAAACGGATGTGCGAGAAGTCGCTCCGCTGATTTAGCGCAAGAGCGAATCGCGCACCGATACAGGCTTGGCGAGCTGCTCGTCGGGGATCGAGCTGCGGGCGTCGACTCGCAGTGCCCGCGTCGAGCGAACGTCGAGACGAGCTGTCGCTGCAGCTCGTGCAGAGGGTGTCCGGCCCGACCGAACGTCGACGACTGGGTGACCCATCATTCGTCGACGGGAGCTTCGGCAGCGACGGGACTCGGCGTGGACGTGCCCGTCGCCGCCCTCTGCGTTCCTGACCCCGAGCAGGGAGGCACTCATGGGACGGAGGCTCGCAGTCTGCGCGATCGCGCTGTACGCGGGGCTTCTCGTGATCGTCACGACGTCGCGCGCTGCGCTCGTCGTGTTCACGAGCGCGTCACACGAGCACGAACGGAAGATCGGGTACGGGCAGATTCGCTTCGACGGTGCGGGACCGGAGCGATGGGCGCAACGCTGGCGCGTTCAGCATCGACAGGTGCTCGCGCTTCGACGTGCGCTCGCGCAGCGACTCGATCGGGTCATCTGGCTCGTCGACGCGTTCCAGTGCATCCACTCGTACGAGGGCGCGTGGTCGTCGAACACGGGCAACGGCTACTGGGGTGGCCTGCAGTTCGGCTCGCGCGAGTGGCAGAGATTCGGTGGGCAGTTCGCGACACGGGCCGATCTCGCGTCGCCGTCGCAGCAGATCGCGGCGGGCATCTCGTACTACGCGGTCAGCGGGTTCGCGCCCTGGCCGAACACCGCCCGCATGTGCGGGCTTCGCTGAGGGAGGACGCATGACCATCGGGGTAGCCGACGTCTGTCGCGTGCTCGACGTGCAGCCGGGCGAGCTGGCTGACGTGTTTCGTCGCGAGTGCTCGCGGCACTTGCGCATCGCGGCAGACGCACTCGATCAGGGAGAGATCGACGTCGACGCAGAGCTGACTGCTGCTGCTGAGTGGCTCACGCGCGCCGAGGAACTCGAAGCGGCGTGGGCGAGTGCGAACCCCGAGATACGCGGCGTGGCGGTGGCAGAGGCGAAGTCTCCCCAACGCACCACCACCGCCGTCGCCGCAGACAGGGAGGGTAGCCGATGAGTTCGCTGGTGCTCTGTCAAGTTCGCGGCTGCGGCGAGTACGCGCTGCCGTACGGGATCGAGATCGAGATCGACGACGTCGAGATCGAGCTGCGGCTCTGTCGACGTCACGAGCGCGCCGCTGTCGGCTCGCAGCCGCTCGCGCAAGACGACGAGCAGCAGGCGCAGTCGTGACGTACTTCGAGAATGAGAAGGCGCTGACGCGCTGGGTGCTCAAGGAGGCGCGCAAGCGCGACTGGGTCGCCGCGCATCTGTCGACGCATCAGGTCGTGCGCAAGCGCATGGCGGACGGCTCGTTTCAGCCGGTCGCGGTGCCCGATCGCAACGCAGACGGCTTCCCCGATCTCGTGCTCGTGCATGCGAAGCACGGCCTCGTCTTCGCTGAACTCAAGATGCCGGGGCGCAAGCCCGACGCGGCGCAGATCGTGTGGCTGTACGCGCTGCGCGAGACGGGCACGCGCGTCTACGTGTGGTCGACGAGCGATCAGGACGCGATCATCGCGACGCTCGACGGCTTCCCGATCGCGACGCTGCTCGACGAGATCGTGGCATGACGAGCGCGACCGAGCAGCAGCAGCTCAGCGGGGTCGGGCAGCGTCGGCTCTACAGCGTGACGGCGCTGCAGAAGATGGCGCTCGGCTCGGGCACCGGCCTCGTCAACTGGCACTGCGAGCAGACGGCGATCACGGCAGTCGACAAGCGCTCGACGGTCGAGGCGATGCTGCGCGAGTCGGGGCGCGATGAGACGATCAAGTGGCTCGTCAGCTCACGCTGGGACAACGTCGATCGGGCACGCGTGCGCGGCACCGACGTTCACAAGGCGGCGGAAGCGATCGCGCTCGGGATCGAGCCGACGATCGTGCCGGGAACCGAGCCGTACGTCGAGCAGCTCGTGCGCTGGTATCGCAAGTGGCGTCCCGAGTTCATGCTCGCAGAGGCACCCGTCTACAACGTGGAGCACGCGTACGCGGGCACGTGCGACGGGATCATGGTGCTCGACGGGCATCGTCTGCTGTTCGACTACAAAACGACCGACAAAGGCCCGGACGCGCGCTCGCGTCACCCGTACTCGGAAGCGCCGCTGCAGATCGTCGCGTACGCACGAGCGACCGAGGTCGGCGTGCTCGCGGAGCAGCGTTACGACGGCTTCCAGCAGCGGTACTACCTGTACGACGAGGCGGCGCAGCACGAGCCGATGCCCACCGTCGACGGCGCGCTCTGCATCGTGATCAGCCCGTTCGACTGCTTCGCGGTCCCGGTGTCGATCGGTGAGATCGCGTGGCAGGCATGGCTGCACACGATCGCGGTCGCACGCTGGCAGAGCGAGCAGTGGCGCAACGCGTTCGGCTCTGCGCTCGACAACGTCGGGGAGCGCTCGTGACGCGCTGCAAGAGCTGCGGCGAGCAGATCGTCTGGGCGATCACGGTGCATGGGCGCAGGATGCCGCTCGATCCCGTCGCGATCACGAACGGCAACGTCGCGATCGTCGGGCAGACGGCTGAAGCTGCGCCGCTCGCTGCAGTGATCCCGCCGCGCGACATCGACGAGTGGCGCAAGCACGGGACGATCGTCCTCTACCGCTCGCACTTCGCGAGCTGCCCCGACGCCGATCTCTGGCGTCAAGCGAACGAAAGGAGCAGGGCATGAGCGCAATCCCGATCGAGGGCGCGAGCGTGACCGGCGACCCCGATCTCGGCAAGCTGTTCGACGTCCCGCGCATCGCGGTGATCGTCGACGAGAGCGACCCCAGCGTCCTCAAGCTGGCGTTTTCGGGGCAGTACGAACTCGATCGCACGAATCAGCAGCAGGTCGAGGCGTACAACCGGCTGCTCGCAGGCGAGTCGCGCGAGCTGAGCGTCACCGTTCACGTCGCCGGGGCGACGATGCGTCACCGCCGCGACGCAGAGGGCTTCGTCGACGCGATCGTGCAGACGAAGTCGCTGGTGGTGAGCGACGTCTACTTCGACGAGCGAGACGACGACTGATGCCCGACGCGTTCGGCTTCGATCATCTGGGCGATCGCGTGCAGTGCGTCAAAGAGGGCTGCACGTACGGCGGCAAGCTCTGGCAGTTGCGTCTAACCGATCGACGCGCTCACTGGCGCGGGCACGAGCGCGAACGAGCACGCGAGCGTCGAGCACGCGAGCAAGTACGCAAGCGGTCGAACGTGAAGCGGCTGCGTCTGTTCGCGCGGCTGCGTCGGGAGACGCGTCGCGCGTGAACGTGGCGACACCGCATCACCCGAACTTCATCCCGAACATGGAGCGCGGGGAAGCGATGGAGGATCGCGTCGCACTTGTCTTGCTCGACGAGGGGCTGACCGTTAAGCGCGGTACGCGCACACGCGCGCGCTTTCGCGAAGAGGCACACAAGCACACCAACTGCGATCTATTCGTTACACCGTGGCGGCTCTACGTCGAAGTCTGCGGGAGCAGTTACAGCTTCACATCGCCCGACGACTGGCCGTTCGCGTACGGCGCGTACGTCAAGCCCGTGACGCGCTGGGATCGCACCGACATACCGAAGCCCTGGGCCGTCGTCTACTACTCCGAGCCGACCGGCGGCATCGTCGCGATCCGTCCATCGACGCGCGCTGAGTGGACGGTGCGGTCCTACGAGGATCACAACACCGACCAGGGGATCATCCCCTGCTACACATGCCCGCGCCACCTGCTGACCTCTCGTGAGCATCTGATCGGCTGGCTGCGTCGGCTTGAGAACGGAGGCGCATGACATGAGCGACGATGCCGAGTTCGTCGAGCGTGTGCAGGAGTTCCAGACGCGCGTGCGCGCTGCACTGCTCGAAGCGCCGCGCTGGGTACTGATCGCGCAGGTGCCCGACGAGCTGCACGGCGGCTTCATCCTGCTGAGCAGCGACGGCGACGCGACAGGCGTGCCCGCACTGGTCAACGACTTTCGCGAGGCCGTCGTCGAGGCGCGCGCGTGGGAGCGCGAAAGGGGCGAGCGCGATGCCGACGCCGCTGATTGAGCTGCAGCGTCGACTCTCACTCGTCGGCGCGATCAGAGCTGGCGGCGAGAAGCCCGAGCGCGGCGTCGGGCGCAAGCTCGAAGCGTGGCGGATCACGTCGCAGCACCGCGCGCTGATCGAGCAGGCCGCGACGCTGTACGGCGGCGACGTCAGCGAGTGGACGTCACCGATCGGGCAGGAGTGGCAGGTCTACACGCGCGTCGCTGAGCTGCCCTGCCTGCTGATGCCGTCGTACTCGCTGCGGCAGACGTACGAACTCTGGGAGGGCGCGACGAAGCGCTCGCGGCTCTGCGACGGCGTCGACGAAGAGCTGTCGGGCGGGCCGTGCCTCTGCAACGCCGAAGGGATCGACCGCTGCGATCTCTACACGCGGCTCGTCGTCGCGCTGCCCGAACTCGACACGCTGCTCGGCTGGCGCGTGATCACGCGCGGGATCAACGCGGCGCACGAGCTGCCGACGATGATCGCGGCGGCGCAGTCGACGTCGGGCGGCAGGCAGTTCGTCCCGGCTCGACTCAGACTTGAGCAACGTCGAGGCGTCGTCGACGGCACCGTCGCGCGCTTCGTTGTCCCCACTCTCGATCTCGGCGTCGGCTACGCCGCGCTCGCCGCGTCCGGTGCTGACGGCTCGGTACGGGCGCAGCTCCCCCCGAGCGACGGCGTCACGCCCGCAGTCAGGCGTGAACCGACGATCGAGCAGGCGCTGGACGCCGCCGACTCGCCCGCTCTCGGGCGACGGCGAGCGGCTGCGTTCGGCGTCGACGTGCCAGCGGGCGACGTGACCGCCCCGACCCCGCCCGACGAGCACGACACGAGCGAGCAGACGTACATGGCGACCGACCCGCAGAAGGCGAAGCTGAACGTGCTCGTGGGCACGCTGCGCGAGCAGGAGCACATCACGACGGACGGCGTGTACGACGCGATCGGGACACTGCGCGGGACCGGCGGACTCGATCTCGCGATGACGCTCGACGGGTACGACGCCGAGCACGTGCTGCACTGGTCGCCGCTGCGCGAAGCGCTGACGCGCTCAGAAGCTCACCAGCTCATCGAGTGGCTCGTCGAGAAAGAGCGTCGCGTGAGCGCTCCCGTGACGGGAGGGGCGCTCCCAGCAGCGTCAGCGTCGACGCCTGAGCGCAGCGACTCAGCGTTCCAGCCGCCCCCCGACGTGCAGCGACAGCTCGACGAGCTGACGCCGATCCCGTTCGGGGAGTTCCCGGAGGGCTACTGACGTGTCGTGGCTACGCATCGACGACCGCTTCACCGAGCATCCGAAGTTCGCCGGGTGGTCACCCGCCGAGCGCTGGGACTGGCTCGCGCTGCTCTGCTACTGCGCGCGCTATCGGACGCAAGGTGTGCTCCCATCGGATGCGAATCTGCTGCCGATTCTGCACTCATCTGCACGCACATCGCAAGCAGTTCGTCTGCAGATGTTGCTCCAAAAGGCTGTCGCGGCGGGCCTCGCAGACGACACACCAGCGGGCTACCGCGTGCATCACTGGGACGACTACAACCCGACCGATCCCACTGCAGCAGAGCGAAAACGGCGACAGCGTGCCCGTGACGCGAACCGTGACGCGAGCGTGACCGAGCGTGACGAAGGCCGTGACGAAGACCGTGACATCGACCGTGACGAAAACGTGACTCGCGCGCGGGCACGCGCGCGCGGACCCGTCCCGTCCCCAGAGAGAGATAAATCTCTCTCTCGCGATGTCACGCTCAACGGCGACCTGAGCGCCGACGTCGAAGAGGCCGAGCGCGTGCAGGCGTGGGTCGATCGCTCACACGCTCCCGACGTCCGCGCGCCGCAGGCGTTCCTCCGATCGGGCGTGCAGTCGGGCGAGTGGCCGGACGGCTACGTCGCCCCGCACGAAGCCCGCCCGGTGAACATGCCCGTCACCGTCGAGGTCTGCCCCGACTGCGGCTGCTCACCGCCGATGCACACGGACGACTGCTCGCTCAAGCCGTGAAGCTCAAGCCGTCGAAGCCGCCGCCGCTGCAGTACGACCACTGCGTGCTCTGCGGCGCGCCCAAGCGTCTGACCGCGAACCCGTACTGCCGAGCGCATCGGGACCTGGCGCAGTGACGAGCGAGGCGGACGATGGCGTCTCAGCGCGCCGAAGCGATCGTCGTCGGCGGGCGTCTCAGGCGCGAGCGACATCGTGAGCGCATGGAGCGGCTCAACCCGCCAGCCCCTGAGCCGATCGACGATGAGCTGCTCGCTCAGGCCGAGCACTCGCTGCAGCTCCACTGGCTCGCGACCGTCCCCGGCTATCGCGACGCCGTCCGAGCCAAGCTGCACGCTTCGATCGAGGCAGAGATCGCCCGCTACGGCTCGTGTACGGGCTGCGGGGGCGATCTCGGGCCTCATCGCTACACCGAGGGCTGCTCTCAGTGCTGGGACAGACGCAGCTCCCGCAAGCGTCGAGCAGACGTCAACCGCCTCGATCGGGGGGTCGAGGGGTGTGGCTGAGCTGCGCTTCCCACGTGTCTGCGCGCTCACGCCGACCTCACGCTTAGACTCTCGGGTACGGCGTCTCCCCGACCCACTCACAAGTCGCGGACGTCGTCGTGTACCGAGCCGTCAAGCGAAGGAGATCAAGCGATGAGTACGCCAGCACCCGCAGTCGCTGAGACGCACGTCTGCACCGTCTGCGGCAAGAGCTTCACCCGTGTTCAGGGACTCGGTCGTCACATGGTCGAGACGCACGGCGCAGCACCGACGTCGCGTAAGTCGAGAGCGAAGACGCCGTCGAAGCCGAACCCGACGACGTCAGCAGTCGTGCTGCAGATGCAGGAGCAACTCGCGTCGCTCGTCGAGCCGCTGCGTGTGCAGCTTCGCGAGATCGACCGCGAGATCGACAAGCGGAAGAGCGAGCTGAACGAGCTACGCGCGGCACGCACGATCGCGCGCAACGCGCTCAAGACGTTCGATCCCGCGCCGCCCTCAGCGACGCGAGCGGCGACCAGCGCACGAGGCGCGCAGCTCGTCAAGGAGAGAGACGATCGGCGCAAGCTCGACAACACGCGCGCGTTCCTGCAGACGCACGCCGACGAGCTGAGTGAGGGCTTCACACGTGACGCGCTCGCTCGCATCCTGCGCGACGCCAACGTGCAGCCCGCGATCGGCCCGTCGAAGCTCGGCGAGTTGATCCCGAAGCTGCGCGACGAGGGCGTGCTGCGTGCTGATCGCATCGTCAAGGGCGGCGGCACGCTGTACGTGCTGATGAACGGAGCACACGATGCCGAGGCGTAGACCCGAACACGCAACGCTGTACGACTTCCGCGACGCCGACATCATGTGGCATCTGCGCGAGACGAACGGCGCGGGCGTCAGCTCACACGAGGTCGCAGACATGCTCGGCTTCGACGCCGAAGAGGGCGGCAGGCCGGTCGGGATTCGTCTCGCTTGGATGCGTCGCTACGGGATGGTCGCGTTCGACGATCGTGATCGCACGTGGAAGCTCTCAGCGGGCGGCAGACGCGTCGTCGCAGCACGCGAGAAGGTGCCGTCGCTGCTCGCCGTCGACAAGATGCCCGACGAGCTGATGGTCGACGTGATGGCGCACGTGACGTCGCGCTTCGCACGCGGCGACACGATGCTCGCGCACATGCTGCGTCGTGAGTTCAAGTACGGGACGAAGATGCGATGAGACGCTACGCACTGACGATGCGCTTCGATCTCGACGACGACGACGCCGACGAGCGTGCGCTGGCAGTCGAGCGAGCGGCGGTCGCGACGTTCCGCGTCGAGGACGGTCTGCGCGAGGCAGAGCTGATCGCAGAGGCAGCACCGAACTGGACACGCGTCAACGTGCTCGATCGGACGACACGATGAGCGAGCAGCCGCAGGGCAAGTCGATGCGCGAGCTGCGCGAGATCGTCGCGGCGGATCAGCGTCGCTGGGAGCAGCTCGGTGAGTTGTGGGGGATGCTGACCGCCGACGAGCAGGAGGCGTTCGTCGCACTCGCGAAGCGCCGAGTGGGAAGCGAGGCGACGTCGTGAGCGTCGATCGGCTCGTCGGGCGAATCTTCTGGACGGGCGTCGCGCTCGGCATGATCGCGGGCTGGCTCGTCGCGATGGTCCCGCAGTGGCTGTCGTGAGCAGCAGCGATCGCACGCTCGTCGAGGGGCTGTCCGGCCTCGCAGAGGCGGTGCGCTCGCTGAACGACATCGTCGCCGAGATCGTCTGCGGGCTGGCGAGCGGCGACACGCCGTCGAAGGGCTACGCGTACACGGTCGTCGACGCGCTCGCCAAGTCGACGCGTGCGCTCGGCGGGACCGCGTCGATCGACGTCGGCGCGCTCGACGGATGGGAGGGCGAGACGTGAGCGGGTACTCGATCGTGATCGGCGCGTGCATCAACTGCGATCGCATGTTCGGCTTCAACCCGTATCACGTGCCGTCGCTCGTGATCGACGAGCAGCGTGAGCCGCTCTGTCGCGACTGCTTCGAGCGCTGGTGTGAGCGGCACCCCGAGCTGGCGCGCCCGCTGCACCCGGAGGCGTACGAGCCGATCGAGGGGATGCCTCACTGAGCGTGCTCGTCGTGATCGGGCTGGTCGCGCTCGCGCTCGTCGTCGGCGTGCTGATCGGGTCGCTCTCGACGCAGCGGCGCTACCGGCAGGCGCTGCGACGTCTGCCGCAGATGATCGAGGTCGTCGGCAAGATGGACAAGTGACCGTGC